CCAACAAACACAGCCGTATCATTCAGAACAGCGGTTTTATTAGAAATTACTTTGTGTTTAGAAACGACTATGAATCCGGTAGTATGTACGATAAGGCTATGAGAGAGTTGTTTAATTACAACAAAGACGATAAGCTAAATAGAAAGGATGGCTATAACGATGACGCTCCGGATAGTATCACCGGGCTGTGGATTACTTGCAAGGATCTATTCCCTAACGACTGGATATAGAGAATGTTGATAATTAAGTTAACAACTATTAGTATTATTTATGAAAGATAAGAAAAAAAAGAGTAATATTGCAAGTAGGGTGTTGTGTGGTTGTACCAAAACACGGTATTTAGGAGAAGATATTGACAGCGGGAAAGTGCTGTGTAGGTGTGGGAACATCAATGAGATAGAAGATTCTAAGACAATCAAGTATTACCCTAACAAGTTAGCTAATTCGTATCAATCAAGGCTCGCAGGAAGCATAACAAAGAAAGGGGCATAGGCTCATTTCTATACCATAAGCTGGTTATCAAATTTATTTAAGCCTACTTATTTTGAGCGTGACCGACAAGGAAACGTTTGGTATACTGTAGGCGGTCATTCTTCAGATTGGGGGCTAGGCAATAAACTTAATTGTCTACTTACTAATCCAGTAGCTTTTAGATGTGTTGATCTAATAAGCGATTTATTTAGCCAAGCTAAGTTCTACGTAAACGAAAGCGATAGTCATTATTTAGTAAATCTTCTAAACAACCCTAATCCCTTTCAATCAAAGCAGGACTTCTTAAGGGAGTATCTATTCTTTAAATATGCGTATGGTTGGGTGTATGAATATCCGATATTAGGTTCTGGTATAAAAGAACCGTCAGCGGTCTATAACCTTAATCCCGGTTGTATTGAATATAACAAAGAATTTCCGACCCGCTTAATCTTTGAAAAGCAAGATGTTTCCGAGTTAAAAGAAAAACAGTTTAAGTACACCGAAGAACACCAAGAGCATAAATTCAATATTTCCGAAGTAATACCATTCTTTGACGTTGCCAATGGCTTGTCAGAGGATTTTTTATTGAAAGCCCCCTCAAGACTTGATGCTATCCAAAAAAACATTAAGAACATTGACACAGCTTTAGTAGCTGAAAACACAGCATTAAGACAATCCGGTACTAAGATAGTATCGGGATCGGAAAAAGGGCAAGGTATTTCAAGGCCACTCGATCCAAAAGACAAAGAGAATATAGAGAACGCTTATAAGGGGTATGGCAACGCAGGTCATAAAGGCAATCTAATTGCTACCAATGCGATGGTAAGCGTTTCAGACTTGCACACTAAACTATCCGACTTACACATAGACAAGTCTATGCAGCACAATGCTTTAACCATAATGAATACTTTCGGAATACCGCAAGAGCTTTATCCTATTATAGCCGGTAGCGGAAGCAAGTATGACAACTTCGAGCTTGCTATGGTTTCATTATGTCAGAATGTGGTACAAAACCAATTAGACGATTTCTGCAACTCTTATAAATCACATTTCGGCCTTAAAGAAGAATTTAAAGCGACCCTAGATCACTTGCCTTGCATGCAAGTAATAGAAAGCCAAAAAGCAGATAAGGCTTTAAAATTAAGCACAGCGATAAGAAACTTAAGCGGTTCTAATATTGACCCCGAAAAATTTTTAGAAACCGTTGGAATAAACCTACAAGAAGATGGAAAAAATAACTAAACATCAAGACACTTCCGTTAAGGATGTTTCTGTAAAAAAAGGAATAGTAACCCTACAGATAAGCCGATTCAATAAATACGATTACGATAATGACCGTATGATGAAAGGCGCATTTACAAAAACGTTTAAAGATGGTAAGCAAGTCCATTTGGTAGATCATAAAGTAGGCACTTCAACTTTTGTAGGGCTACCAATTAGAAAAGACCCGGACAGCCTAATTATCGAAAGTCAGTTAAACCTAAACAAAACCGTAGCGAGAGAGTTATTAAGCGATTACGAGTTTGGTCTTAAACACGACAGAAGCCTACAGCACTCACAAGGTTTTATCCCGGTTATTAAAGAAGAAAACGAGAAAGGGGGGTATGACTTCCACGAGGTTAATATGAAAGAATACAGCACTGTTTTGTTTGGTGCTGAGAGTGACACACCGGTTCACGCTGTTAAGAACGCAGAGGATGCTATAATGCTTATAGAGAAGTTAGAGCAGCGTTTAAAGTTTGGTTTTTTAACCGATCCAAGCGGTGTACAAATTGAAAAACATATTGAAGCAATAAAGAGATTAATTCAAGAGCCGTCAAGCGACACTCTGGATGAGTCAGAAAACGAAGCCGTCAAGGACACTTCACATTTAGTAATGTTCAACTTTAAAAACGTGTAAAATGACACAAGAAGAAGCACAAAAAAAAGCTGAAGCGTTCGAGAGTAAATTAAAAGAAACGCAAACAGCTATTGAAAAAGCGGCTACCAAAGAAGAATTGGAAGCTGTTACAAAATCGGTTGAAGATATGACCGAAAAATTTAAGGGATTAGTCAAAGCAGAAGATATTGATGGAATCAATAAATCTCTAAAAGAACAAGGCGAAGCTATTACGGCTATTCGCAAAAAAGGTTCTGCATCTGAAGGAAAAGATTTTTGGGGCGAGTTTCAGAAGAACTTAGAGGACAATAAAGAAACCTTAAAGGATATGAAGTCCTCTAACTCAAAATCTGAATTGGAGTTTACTTTAAAAGTCCCTGCTTTAATGACTACAACCAATGCAGGAGCCGGAATTGCTTTTAACCCAGCTTTTTTAACAGAAGTTGTGCCAGGGGTTCAATCAACGCCAAAGCAACAGCCTTATCTTCTTAATTACGTAAATAGACGAGCAACTAACGCTCGTACTATTTATTGGATTGATAGAGTAACAGGCGAGGGCGATGCAGCTTTTATTGCTGAGGGTGCTTTAAAGCCTTTAGTAGATGTTGACTATGTGCCAAAGAGCGCAGAAGTTAAAAAGGTAGCTGAAAGATGGAAGTACTCAGAGGAGATGATGGAGGACACCCAGTTTATCCTTGCTGATGCCAGAGAGCATTTTGAAGAACTTATCCGATTGAAGATTGACGATAAGATTTTTGCAGGAGATAGCGGTTCAACTGCTGCTGAGGTAGATGGTATCACAACTTTTGCTGGAGCTTTTGTTGCTCCTAGCGCATTAGCTGATAGTGTTGCAGATGCAAACCTAGATGATGCCGTAGTAGCAGCCGCAACGCAAATTCGTTTAGGAAACTTTATGCCTACTCACGTATTCTTAAACCCTGCCGATGTTGCTGCTATGCAGTTAACAAAAGCGTCTGACGGTCATTACTTGATCCCTCCATTTGCAACTGCGAACGGACTTCAGATTGATGGTTTAACAGTTGTATCTACAAACAGAATCCCTGCGGGTAAATTCTTATTGGAGATCCAAGCAAATACACAGTAGCGTTTAAGGACGATGTAACCTTTAAGGCCGGATGGGAAAATGATGATTTCTCTAAAAACCTTAGGACTTTCTTGCTTGAAGCTCGATTGGTTGGTTATATGAGTGCTAATCACTCTGGGGCATTAATCTATGATGATATTTCAAACATCACAGCATTATTAGACCCATCAGTAACAGACCCAGCATAGTAACTTAAATATTTTAAATAATGGCAAATAAGAAAGAAAACAAAGCAAAAGAGGTTTTAAAGCAAAAAGCCGAAAACAAAGAAGTAATCCGTTTTCGTGATCGTGTTGAGGTGGAAATAACCAAAGACACCAAACACTTTAAAAAAGGATATAAGATGGAAATACACCCATCTATGGCCGACATTCACGTAGCAAACGGTTACGCTAAAATAGTTAAGTAAATATGATAACCCAACTCGACATATTCCAGAAAGACCCTTTGAAGATTCCTAATTCGGTAAGCACTCCTAATGGGGCTAATGCCGTTGCGGATGTTCAAAACTTTGTGGATCTGTACGAGAAGGAAATACTTATCGATGGACTTGGTATTGAGTTGTACGATTTATTAGTTACTGAATATGCCGACTTGGATAACGCTTCACAGCCTATCAAGGACTTGGTAAACGGTAAGGAATACACCGCTAACAGCTTAACAGTAAAATGGGAAGGATTGAAAAATTACTCTTTCCTTCCCTATTATATTTATTGGAAGTACATACAAGAGAAGCAGGATGTTTTTACAACTTTAGGGGTAGAAAGACCAGAGGGTGTAAATAGCGCACACGCATCTTCGGTATATCGTGCTACTGATAAATACAATGAATTTTTACGCAAATATCAAGGAGTAGATCAAGCACCACGAGTAATACATACAAGCTATGGTTATGGAGTAGACTACCAAGTATCTACAAGCACGATACGATCACTGTATCAATACTTGAACGATAACAAAGCAGACTATCCGACCTTTCGCTTTACTATGCATTACCCCTTAAACTCGCATGGAATATGATAGTTTTTGAGGATGGGATTGAAGCAATTATAAACCAAATGCCAGAAATGGGTGGTTTTGCTATTAATTTTCATTGGGGCGATCAAGATGAGTTGAATAGGTATATCGCGTTGAAAGGACAACCATACCCGATCGTATGGCTTGTATCTGGAAATGAAACCCACGATGATAGGAATGAAGAAGTAACAAGGGATTGCAGATTTATTATTGCAGTTCGTGAAATTCAAACCGACAAACTGAATGATTATAGGCTTAAAAACTCTTTTACTAATTGGTTAAATCCGTTAACGGAAAGATTGATTGAGGGGTTAAAAAAGTCTAAGCTAACTGATATTCCGGAAAGGAATTATAAAATCGAGAAGCACCCAAATTATTCAGATAGTGGGAAAAACAAAACGATAGACCTATGGGATGCTATAACCATCGACTGTAAGGTAACAATGATTAACAATTGTCAAAACACGATAAAATGGCAAACAAATTAAAAAAGGCAAAAACGCCAATAGCAGAAAAGAAAGAACCAACGCAAAAGTACCTATTAAAAAGGGATTATCCTACAACTAATGGAGTGCTAAAGGCAGGGAAATTCATTGAAGCTACAGAGCGAGGTCGCCAAATATTAACACAACAAAAATACATTTAAAAAATGGCACTTATAGATCAATTAAATATTGTCAATTGTTCATTTCAAGACCTAAAAGGAACGGGTTATTTGGGGGGCAAGTTTGACTTTAAAAACCTTAAAGATGTACGCTTTTGGAAAAAAGGCACGGTAACGGCCTCAAGCGATACATACAATAAGGCGTACCTAAGAACACAGCAACAAGCAGGAAATATGATCCCGCTTAACGATGTGTATGACTTTAGTTGGACTGAACCAACTGACGAGAGAGAAACAGCCGAAGCAACCGGATTAAACTCTACAACGCGAAAAGGATTGTACGAACTTACTGTTATGTTCCGTAAAGGATTGTATCAGCAAAAAGTACTTGAGTCTATCGAGGGGGATGATATTTGGGATGTTCAGTTAGTAGATGATGAGGGTAACGAACTTTGGACTCAAACTTCAACGGGTGGAGCTAAAGGATTTACTACATCAATGGTAGCTGTAAACCCAATCCAGTTTAACAAGGGGGGTACAAGCCAAAAAACCGGTATCACTATCCAATTTAGCAACTCATTACAATTCAATCGTAATTTAGCGTGGATTGCATCGGAGCAGTTAGATTACTTACGTGAGGAAATAACCGGAGCGAACCAAGTTAAACTATCTATTCCGGCAGCCCCAGTAGATGCGGCTACTGAGATAGTTGTTAAAACGCATCTTGAGCGCGGAGGTTCTTTTGTAAGCGGTTTAGCGGTAGGTAATTTCTTAGTGAAAGTAAATGGTGCTACGGTAACTCCTTCGGGGGTTGTGGCTGATTCAGACGCTAAGACCTATACATTTACTGTTAGTGCTTTAAGCACAAGCGACACGATAGAGGTTAAGATTTATGATAGCTCGGAGTCAAGCCCGATTGCTATTTTAAATCCAGGAGCAGACGATGTATTATACAAGTCTAATTCTGCAACTTCTGTAGTAGTAGCATCGTAAACTTTAATTAGCCCCGCTTTCGGGCGGGGTTTATTACTATGGCCACTATAAAGAAACTACTTAAAAATGCACTCAAAGCAGAAGCGAGTTTCGATAGTGATTTAGAATTAGCGGTCAAATTTGTTGCAGATGACCTTATAAACTTGCAACGTGAAAGCCAGTTATTTCAAGGGATAGGAAATGACGGTAAAATAATAGGTAGATATTCAAGAGCTACCGAATCTATAACTACCGGCTTAACCGGTGTTGGCTATCCTAAACGTGCGGGCGAACCCTTCAACTTCTATGCTAGTGGAAGCCTGTTCAAGAGTTGGACATATCTGTTTAAGGACAAAAGCAAACTTCAGCTTATTGCCACAGATGCGAAAACTGA